ATGGTTATTGGATATACAAAAGCAGCAAATAAACAGGGACGAAATACTAGAAATATGGAAATAGGTATTGTAAGAGGTATTTCAGATATTATAGAACGATCTAGTACGATAAAAGAAGATAAGCGACCTGCTGATGCAAAAGCTTTTGCGTCTGCAACAGCGTCTGCATTTACCTTTTGGTTAATTTTAAAAACTTTTAGTTAATATTTATTGGCTGTACAATAAAATATTATTACTGCAATCCTGAAATGATAATACAAAAAGTAACACATTTATTAAATTTCTTGGGCAATTGATTAAATAATTAGTTTGTGGTTTATAAAGACTTTTCTTTAAAAAGCAGTACTTAGAGAAATATAATACTTGTATTTTTAACCAATAGAATTACTTTTAGTACATTTTTAGTACAAATAAAAACAAAAAACCCTCGTAAGTGTTTAATTTACAAGGGTTTTTCTTTTTAAAAAGTGGTCCCACCTGGGCTCGAACCAGGGACCACCTGATTATGAGGCAGTACCCCGTATGTCATGAAAAAAGAATTGTGCTGAAAATCAATCTTTTATAAATTAATAATTTTAATGATCGTTTATATTTTCCTTTAAAAGTTCAGCCAAAAGTTCAACTTCTAAAGAGTGTATTTTTGCCTTGATTACAGGCTTTTTTCTAATCTTTTATTTCCGGATCTATATACATTTGTTCCGATTCCAAAAATCCAATTAGCATCAATATTGTAAACCTTCAGGATCACCTGGATCTGTCCAGCTGTAAAATGAAAAGCTCTTCCTCGTTTCTCCTGATTTTTGACATTCGAAAACCAAGCTTTAGGAATACCAGTATCTTCATAAAATTCTTTTATGAGATTGATCCGGCCCTCATCTTTCAAGATTTGAGGCAGTTTTAATATTTGTGTATCTGATACTAACATTATAATATTTTTTCAACAACAACAACTCTCAATATTTTAGAGAATTCTGCCAGATCAAAAACTTCATCCGGATATTCTTCTTTATCTATATTATCAGATGATAATGTAATTGATTCTCTAAATGTGGAAGAAATTCTTTTAAATAGTATTCCAAGATGTCTATGGATTAAACAGTATACCTTGTCAGGTTTAAAGGTTCCTTTTTCTGTCCAGTAGATCTTTGGTATATCCTCACATCTCGCCCAATCCCCCGGTTCTACTATTCCTGGCATCGAATTTCCGTCCACTTCTATTTTGTGATAAACCCCTCTGTCTTTCGGCCTAACTAAAATAGTTTCTTTATCAAAATTTTCTTCAATGTACTCATCAGGAGCAAAGAATGCCTTTTTAAGGCCAGCTTGTCCAGGTATAGGAACAATATATTGAATTGCTGGCACTAGCTCTGAATCATTAATAATTCGACCTTCTCCGGGTCCTTTACGCTTTCTTGTTATGCGTGACAAATCTGCTAATGCAGAACTTGTAGTTGGGTTTATTCTGTTTAAATTATGGTGCTCCAGTTCAATAAATCCTATGCCAGATTTTTCAAATTTTTCTAGCTGGACATTATAAGCTTTCTCAAATGTTATTAAAAAGTTTTCAGAAGGATTAACCTTACCAGACATATAATTGCTAACATTCCCTTTAGCAAACTGTGTTGCATTGACTATGTCCTTATTCCTTATATCCCGCTCTCTTACATAATTATAAAATCCTGCAGTTTTTCTTTTTAAAGTTTCATTGTCCATGGATCATTATTTAGAATCATTATAAATTGATAACATGTAATAACTTTTGTCATTAAAGTTATTGTCAGTTATTAAAATGTTATTACATTTGTACTGTTATCAGAGCAAAAGTAGTACAAAAAATCAAATGCTAATGAATAAAATAGAAAATACCGTAAAAACCCCCATGGAAAGAAAAGATTCATATGCGTCCAAGGTGGAAAATGAATACTTAGAAGGTCTGAAAAATTTACTTAAAGACAAAAGACGTGGAGACTGGAAGCTTGTCGGGGATATGTTAAGAATATCTGAAGTATCTGCAAGATTAGCATTCTCCAGAGTGTACCAGAAGAATCACTTTGAAGTAGTGAAAGCTCTAAAAAAAGTGATTGCGAACAGAAACAAACTTATAAAACAAGAACCTTAAAATAAGAATTATGACAGAAGATAAATTTGATGCGCTTTTGTCCTACATAGATAAAATAGAGACTGATCTGTCTCATGTCAAAGCTGACTTAAAAGCCATTCGGGGCAGTGTGGTAATTGCCCCGGACCGGCAAACTAAAGAAGATACAAAAGAATTGCAGAAGGCATTAATAATTGCCAAACAGTATAAAATAAAGAAGCTACCTGCGTGAACAGGTAGCTAAGTAGAAAAATTAACTCGCTAAAGTCAATCATTATGAGAACAAATGTACAAAAAACAATCTTAGGAAAACAAGTTCGCAATTTCCAGTTCTATAAAATGGTAACATGGAGATCAGGAAGAGAAGAAGTTTTAACACGTGGATTCGTCTGGCTGGAAGATGGAAATTCAATTAGAATCGAGGGATCAAAGTTTATTATTTATCGTTCGCACTTTCCAAATCAAAGAGGCATTATGGGAAAATCTCTTAGAGCATATAAGCAGATAAAAAGAATGATTGCAATCTGGTTCCGTAATTATAGAAAGTTATCACAGAATCAATACCTGGCTGCATCATGATAGATAATGAAGAATTGGTACGCTTCATAAAATTTTACAGAAGCATCGGAGGTATTTACAATATAACACCGTGAATTTTCATCACCCTTATTTCAAAATTCAAATATTAAAATTTATAAAAATGTCAAACGAAAACACACCAACAATGCCAGAACAGAACTTGTTTCAAATCGAAAATGTAAATGTTAATTCTCTTCCCGAATTACAGGGGATGAAGGAAAAACAGCTTCAAATTGTGAAAGACAACCCCTTCGTTGAAATCACGGACAATAAAACTTATGATGATGCCAAGAAGTCCAGAACAACACTTGTAACTGCAAGAACGGAAATTCAAAATCAGGACAAATTAATTGCCTCTAAGATTAAAAAGTTTCGTGAAGCTGTTGCTGGTGTAAGTGAAGAATTGATTGCTATAACAAGGCCATATGAAGATAAGCAACAAGCTGAGGTTAAACGATGGGAAGAAGCAAAGGAAAAAGAAAAGCTGGAAAAAGCACGTCTGGAAGAAGAAAGAAAAACGAACATCAAAAATTTAATCAATTCTATCATTGATGAAGCAACTACTAAGATCAACAAACTTTCTTTCGAAACCATTGAGTCACTAAAGTTATATTTTGAACAGAATATCTTCAAAACAGATGTTTCTCAGTTCGAAGAATTTGAACTTGATTTCAACGAAAAATTGATGCTTATAAAAAATACACTTTCATCCAAAATTAAAACGCTTGAAGAAGCAGAAGCACAAAGGCTTGAAAAAATTAAGATGGATGAAGAAAGAAAACAAATTGCTGAGGCTCAGGCAAAATTGTTGGCTGATCAGAAAGCGGCTGAAGAAAAGGCTGCAGCAGATCGAAAATCAGAAGAAGCCCGCCTTGCTAAAATAAAAGCTGATCAAGAGGCAGAACTTGAAGCACAACGTAAAAAGCTGGCTGATGAAAAAGAAAGACAGGATGCTGAACTAAAGGCACAGCAGGATAAAATTGATGCTGAAAATAAAAAAATTCAGGATGAGAAAAACCGTATTGCCAAAGAGGAAGCTGATAAAATCGCTGCCGAAAAAGCTGAACAACAGGCCAAAGAAGAATCTGATAGGAAAGCCAAAGAAGCGGAGGATGCCAAAAAGAGAGCAAAAGCAGAAGCTGCAAGACTGGAATCACTAAAGCCAGAAAAGCAGAAGGCTGTTGAATTCTTACAGAGTTTACAATATTCAATCGATGATCCTGAAATCACAGATGAAAAATTAAAAGAAGAATTGGTAAACGCCATGAAAAGAATTCAGGATGCAATTTCAGATTCAATTTCAGCAATTAAAAATTTCAAATAACATTAAAATCTTATACAAATGTCAAACAAAGATCAAGAACCTAAAGCTGAGTTATATCCAAAAAATGGAGAAGTAACTTTTATAATGCCTTCTACCAATGCAATAGGAGCATTAAAGAACGCTGACACTAACAGAAAGTTAACCGTTTCGTACCAAAAAAAAGAAGAATGGATTGCCGACCAAGGAAAGCCTGTAGAATGTTTCTTTCTTGGTTTTAAAGAAGCAACGGACGGAAAAGGAAATACGTATTTCCTGGCAAAATTACATGATGGAATCAAAGCATTTGTTGCGGGTCAAACGGTTCTTGTACAAGCACTAATGAACACTCAAATCGGTCAAGGGGTAAGAATTACCTGTACTGGATCAACAAAAACAACTGGAGGAAATGACATTCCACTATTTGATGTTGATGAACTAAACATAAACCTATTCAATAATGCTGACGAGGGATAACATTGTTGTAGATTTTGAAGCATTAAGAGCCGAACATCAGTCGGCTCTGGCTTCAATGGATCAGATGTCAGATGCTGAAATAAAGCGTGAAGAATGGTTTAAATCCCGCCTGGGAAAATTTACATCTTCTGAGCTTGGCAGATTAATGACATACGAAGATAAGATCAACGAATTACCCAAAGGAGCGTTGACATACATTGAAGAAAAGGCACTTGAAATTCTTACAGATGGTCGGTGTATAAAAAAATTCTCCAATGATTCCATGGACCGAGGAAATGAAAAGGAGCTTGAAGGAATTGCTGCTTTCGAGGAAAAGTATGGAGTTAAATGTATTGCTACCGGATCTGATCAACAATTCATCCAGTTGTGTTCTTATTTCGGAGGAACCCCGGATGGATTAATTGGAGAAGAAGATATTGCTGAGGTGAAATGTCCAGATAGTAAAACACATCTTTTTAGAATTAAAAATATTAAGAGTGAAGAGGATTTCAAGAAACATGAAAAGGATATTTACTGTCAAATTCAAGGAAACCTCCTGTCAACCGGAAGAAAACGCTGCTACTTCATTGATTATGATGATCGCTTCACGAACAAAGAACTTCATCTTTTTGTCATTGAAATCCTTAGGAATGAAGGATATATTGAAAAAGCCAAAATCCGATTATCACTGGCCGAAAAACATAAACAACAACTTTTAAATACTATATAAAATGAATACTGAAAATAAAACATTCAACATTGTTGAAGCTGCTAAGGCTCAAAAACAATACTGTGATGAAAATCCCTCTCCTCATTTCGCCCCAACTAGTGGTAGATGTTGGAGTTGCAGCAGGAACATATATGAAGCTGTTAATCATAAAGGCAGTGAATGGAATGGCGTAAAATATCCAGACTATGTGACTGGTATTTCAGTTGAAAAAGCTGGAAGGGAGTTAGTAACTGGATGCCCTCATTGTAATAGATCATATTGCGATTAACCTATATAAAAAACTAAAATGATTTTCGACACTTCCAACCCAGATATGAGAAAGAAAGCAATCGACAGAGTGAAAAACCTGTTAGAAAAAAAAGCAAAAATTGAAGTTTTGGAAAAAAGGAGAAACAGGACCTACAGTCAAAACAACTATCTGCATTTAATTCTTGGTTGGTATGCTTTAGAATATGGTGACACCCTTGAAGAAATAAAACAGGAACATTTCAAGAGGATAGTAAACCGAGATTTATTTATTACTGAATTCATCAACTATAAAACAGGAGAAGTCCGGGAGCGTTGGCGAAGCACTACAGAACTTGACACAAAAGAAATGTCTACTGCCATTGAAAGATTCAGGAATTATTCAGTAAAAACTCTAAACATCTATCTGCCGGAACCGAAAGATCTGGTCCACCTGGAAGAAATCGAAAATCAGCTTGAACAATATCACAACAAAATTTATTTATAACATGGACAAAAACATTTTTAAGAACATGTCGCCAAGAGATCGAGCTGATAATATGCAAGCAATGGCACATTCAACAGAGGAAACCTCGTATTTCAAAGCATTAACACAGGAAGAGTTGGACTTAAAAAGAGAAACTTTGACTGATAATGAAATTAAGCTTTCCAGATTAGAAATCGAAAAGAAAAATTTCGTTGCCGGAATTAAAAAGAAAGTTGATCCCATCATTAAGGAAAAATCTTCTTTGATATCAGCAATTGAAACACGACATGAAGAGATTGAAGGAATACTATTTCATGTAGATGATCAAGAGGATGGTTTAATGTACTCCTTTGATGCAGATGGAGAATTCATTTCATCACGAAGATTGAAGCCAGATGAAAGGCTTGGATCAATGTTTAATATTACTCAACAACAAAAAATCAATTAATTATGGATCAGAAAATCAATTTAAATGTTCAAGGCTTATCAGGTGAACCAACTACCCTCTTTATCGGACAAGCTAATACCCCAAAGGAGCCTACAAGATTAGTAGTTGCCGGAGACTTTTCAGCAGTCGGGAATTTCTTAAAGGTCAAATTAAAACAAGCAAATGGCTTTCAAGAAATAAAACCAGAAAATGCAATTGTAATCTGTGACTACGACAATCTATCGATAAAATTGGAAACCAATCCAAATGACGAATACGGAACTGTAATTTCAGGAAAGGCCGAATATTCTAATGAATTAAAAGAATTTGGTATTAACCAAAGTAAATTTTTCAGACGTGAAGAACTGATAAAAATCCTTAGATATAACAGGAGATTTTTCCCAAATAAGGAGGAAAACGCAAAGCTTCTTTCTTCATATCAGAATTTCACTGCATCTGTAAAAAAAGACATTTCTGATAATTCCGACACAAGAGGTAACATAGGCAAAACATTTAATAAGCAAATAAAAACTGATATCGCTGAAAGCTTTGTGATCGAGATTCCAATTTTCAAAGGTGAATCTGCTGTTAGTTTTCCAGTAGAAATTTGCTTAGAGGATAATGATTCTGGTGTTCGTTTTTGGTTTGAAAGTGTCGAATTAGCCGAATTGCTTGAAATCAAAAGAAATGAATTGTTTCAACGTGAGCTTGAATATTGTGAAGGGCTGGCAGTAATATATAAATAGTGGAAAAACACACGAAAAATTACATTGAATTTTTCCCTTCTCATTCCGGGTTCTACCATTGCGAGATCTGCCATAAGCAAGCAACCGAAATTCATCACATTCAAAGACGGTCTGAATTCGGATCCAAAACAAAGCACCTGCAGGATCAGATTGAAAACCTGATTGCATTGTGTAGAACCTGCCATGAGAAAGCACACGCCAATACATTTACTAAAGAATACTTAACAGAAGTTCATCTAAAAAATATGAAGACATATGAAAGTTAAAGAATTAAATCTGAAACAAGAAGTGATTATTAACGGATTCAATTACGAATTCAAAGGAGTTAATAAAATTCGGATGCCTGGACATTGGGAGCAAAAAATACTTTTCAAAAGTTTAGGAAAGCATCCAGATAAACATTTTGATCTTCATGTTGGGAATGCAGAAGTAAAAGATCTAAAAATTGAAATAGTAGCAACATGAGACTATTACACATCATAATTAGGATATTTATTCCTAAACGAAACAGAATATTACAAACTCATTGGTAGATAATGAACTATATCAAAGAAATAAATTCGTTTTACGATTGGCTTGAAACAAATTCTGTTTCTGAATCAGCAATCAATTTGTGGCATGGTCTATTACATGTTAATAACAAAGCTTCAAACAACGCTGATTGGAAAGGGGAATTTACAGTGGCTATATCAACCTTAATGGTCAAAACGTCTTTAAGTAAATCTTCGATAATAAGAGCAAGAAACCTGCTTAAACAGCTGGGAAGAATCGACTTCAAAGAAAGAAAAGGAAACCAAAGCTGTATTTATAAAATCATTGCGTTTCACACAGACACGCAATATGGAACACAAAGTGACACGCAAAGCGTTACGCAAACCGACACACAATCCAGTACGCAAACCGATACCATTAATAAACTAAACAGAAACAAAACAGATTCCTCTTCTTTTAAAAAAGAAGCAAAAGTAAAAATTATAAAAAAGGAAGATCAGCCAGAACTGTTTTATGAAGAAAATCCTGATCCTATAAATATCAATCTGGAAGAAAAAGAAAAAAGTTGCGTAAAAAAAGAAAGTCGGGAACCGGAACAGCCGAAAGAACCTGAACAACCAAAAGTAAAAGTTTTCTTTTTTAAAAATGCAATGATTGAATATGGCTTCAATAAAGAGTTGATTGATCACTTCATTGCAGTTCGTAAGAAAAAAAGGCTTGTTAATACGGAAGTTGCTTTCAACAATTTTATCAGAGAAATCGAAAAAACAGGAAAAGATAAAAATGAAGTTTTCGAAATCATCACTAAAAAACAATGGGGAGGCTTTGAAGCTAAATGGTTAAACAATTTAGAAAATGGACAATTTACCACAAACACAGCAAGCAACGGATCTGGCACCACCACCGGGAACAACTCCGGTAAGATTAACGGCCGGACCAATCAATTTACCGTTGAAGATTTTATCAACCCTTCCTGAAATTTTAAAACTAGAGATTGAAAATCCTTTATTCAAAGACAGCGGAAAGCAGATTGATACTTTGAATAAGATTGTTAGAATGTTGGCACCTAGATTTGACGGTGATGCAGATAAGAAAGCTGCGGGTCTTGAATGGATTTCATTTTGTCAAGGATTCAGGTTGACCGCACCGGAGATAATTGAAGCGTACACCATGGCCTTGAAAAAGGAATTGAAAATTTTTGACGAAAACAAAGCTTATAAAAGCTCAGAATATGAAGGTGAATTCATCAAAGTATATCCTAACCTTTCTTTGATAACCGCTGGTGAAATTCTTAAAGCTTACATAGAACACAAAAGAATAGATAAACAGCTGGAAAGGGGTAAAAATATGATTGAAAAGTTTTTGAATCCACCAATACCAGAAACCAAAGAACAGCGAAAAGAAAGACATCTGAAGCTTTGGGAGCAGTTAAAGTATTCGATACTTGAAAATAAAAAATGCACACATGCTTTCCTGTTTTATGAAGCCTTGGTAAAAAAGGGCGCTTTCAAAAATTTCGTGGGAAATGAAGCTGCTCAAACAGTTGTGATCAAACAAAAAATGCACAGGATCCTTGTCATAGAATCTGAGAACAAAAAGACAATATTCAATCGGAATGAAATATTTCACTTGAAACTTTTATGCAAATCAAAAGATTATGTGCTTCCGGATGTTATTGATTTTGCCCTTAACCGGCTTAAGGGGATGGCAATTGTTGAGGTTAAAAATGATCTGGTTTACAATCATGTAAAAAAGCAAATAAAAAAGATCAATGATGAATCCGAAAATAGACAATCTGAAAAAAGCTGAATCAATGGCATCTTTCAAAATAATTTACCAGAAGAACCGGAAGGAAAAGAATTCTGGAAGAATGGTTTTCGATGAGCTTGGGTATTATCAGCAAATGTTTGAAGAAGTTGAAACAGTAAGAAGTGTTTTCAAAGAGAATGATATAAAAATATTAACAACAAAAAATGAAAAATAAATATATAGAACTTGGAATTTTAGCAATCAGCTTACTATACGTTGATTTATTCTGTGGAGCCGGCGGAACATCTACCGGAGTAGAAACCGCAAAAATCCACGGAGAAAAATGTGCAAAGGTTATTGCATGCGTAAATCACGATGCCAATGCAATAGCCTCACACGCTGAAAATCATCCTGAATCACTTCACTTCACAGAAGATATCAGAACATTGGAATTAGGCCCTCTGGTTGAATACGTGGGAGAAATGAAAAGGCAATATCCTTTTGCAAAGCTTGTGCTTTGGGCTTCTCTTGAATGCACAAACTTCAGTAAGGCAAAAGGCGGTCTTGCCCGCGATGCTGACAGTAGAACACTTGCAGAACACCTGGACCGATACATTGAAGCAATCAGTCCTGATTCTATTCAGATTGAAAATGTTGAAGAATTCATGAGCTGGGGGGATTTGGACATAAATGGAAAACCGATCAGTAAAGACAAAGGAAGACTTTATACAAAGTGGGTTGATCACATCAAGGGCTTTGGATATGGCTATGATTATAGAATTCTTAATTCTGCAGATTACGGAGCATTGACCAGCAGAAAAAGATTCTTTGCACAATTCAACAGGCCAGAATTCCCAATGGTTTGGCCGGAACCAACCCACGCGAAAAATCCAATTACTGGAATGTTTGAAAGTCTTGAAAAATGGAGACCAGTTAAAGAGGTTCTGGATTTCGATGATGAAGGAATTTCCATTTTCGGACGAAAAAAAGACCTTGTTGAAGCAACGCTTGAAAGGATTTACCATGGTCTTATTAAGTTTGTAGCAGGTGGAAAAGATAAATGGATTCTAAAATATAACTCGATCAACGGAAAGACCAGAAAACATATCCCGCCAAGCATTGAAGATCCATGTCCAACCGTATCATGTCAGGGAAGATTAGGAGTTGTGAGTGCTAATTTTTTAGCACAATACAATTCTGGAAATCCTGAACATCGGGTGAAAAGTGTTGAAGAATCCTGCAATGCAGTAACAACAAACAACCGCTTTGCAAAGGTTGAATGCAATTTCCTTTCAAAATACTTTTCCGGAAAGCCTGAACATAAAAACATATCTGTTGAAGGTCCTGCCGGAACTATTAAAACAATAGATAGTCACGCGCTGGTGCAAACACAATTTCTTTCAACTTATTACGGAAATGGTGGAATTCATTCCCCGGAAGATCCTTCTCCAACTGTAACAACGAAAGATCGTCTTGCTTTTATTCATCCTAAATATCTTGTTTCTTACAATTACAAGGATGAACCAAAAGACCTGGATCAGCCGTGCCCCACCGTTTTAACAAAAGATCGTTTTGCGCTGGTGGGAACATCTTTCATTGATCAGCAGTTTGGAAAAAGCAAACCATCTTCCGTTGAAACAGTTCTGGGAGCATTAACAACAAATCCCAAATATGCAAAGGTTTCCGCTGAATGGATCATGAACACCAATTTTAAAAATGTCGGAAGTGCTGTAGAAGATCCCGCCCCAACAATAACCGCAAACCGAAAATGGCATTACCTGATGGATGCTCAATATAGCAGAATCGGAAATGATCTGGATCAGCCGTGTTTCACCCTGATAGCAAGAATGGATAAAACACCGCCTTACCTGGTTGAAATTAGCCAAGAAGGAGAAATGCAGCCTTTCATTCAAGTTGAAGGAAACGTGGTTGTTTATGAGATATATGAGACGGATTCACCAATGCTGCAGAAGATCAAAGAATTCATGGCTCATTATGGTTTGATGGATATCAAAATGCGTATGCTGAAGATACAGGAGCTTAAAGAAATCATGGGATTCCCGAAAGATTATGTGCTGATTGGAACCCAAGCGGACCAGAAAAAATTCATCGGTAACGCGGTGGAAGTAACAATGGCAAGGAAGATCTGTGAAGCGACCGCAAAACGCTTGTTTGAACATCGAAAAGCAGCATAGTAGCATGTGAACTGGATGAATACTATTATTCAGCAACATTAAAGAGAATCCATAATCATGTTTCACAACTAAAACTTTTTTAACACGGATAGCCGATGCCGTTTCCAAGTAGGCGAAAAAATCAAAAACTTTTTTTATGAAAAATTTAAAGAAAATCTCTAAAGAAGATTTAAAATCAGTAAGGGGCGGAATGAATTGGACGGATGACAGATGTGGAAATGTGATCGATCTAAGATCTGGTGCCCGTCCAGTAATTGTCCAACAAATTTCTAACTGGTGGTGCAGTACATTCGGATAATTATAATCCAGGCTATTTTATTTGATTAAAACCAGATCCTAAGTAAAATAAATACACGGTAAGTCTGCACCGTTTCAACGCAGGCAAATTCAAAAATTTTTTAACAATGAGAAAATTAATTTCAATCAGCGTTCTAGCGTTGGTAATGCTGGCTTCATGCCAAAACTCAAACGATGAATTAAATCATCAAACAACAGGAAATACCAACATTAGTGCAGATGAGGCAGGTTTAAAGGCTGCTGTCATCGATTTGGTAGGCGAGAACACAAGACTTGCACCGTACATTGTCTGTCATACAAGTTGGCTTTCAACGTCTGGAACGTCTTGTGTAATAAGCGGGGATGGTATTTATCAGGTTACATGGACCGATGGTTATACAACCGGTAATAATGGACAGTCAGTTCAAACCATCATTTACACAGCAACAGCAACAACTAGTTGTGGATGCTAATTACTTATGGCCCTTCGGGGCCTTTTACTAAACTTTAAAATACAATACTATGACACCAAAACAAAAAGCTGAAGCGTTAGTAGAGAAGTTTGCAGGAAAACAGCTTGAAATACTAAATAAAAGCGCAGTCGATGCATTTTTTGAAGTAGAAAAAGAAATCGCAATTGAATGTGCTAAAATAGACGTCAACAACATTATAACTGAGTTGCAAACTATTCAAGATAGAATTAATTTAGAGCGAAAAGGGGTTAACTATTTAGAAAGCAATCTCATTTATTGGTCCGAAGTAAAACAAGAACTAGAAAAACTATAGCCATGACAAAAGAACAGAAGATACAAGAAGCTTACGGCGAATATTGGGAAGAAATAAAGCAATATGTCAATATGAATGATGGGATTGCTGAAGTTCCAAGTACAGTGAATAGGACTGAATATCTAAAAAAATTCAAGTTTATAGCTACATGGCCAGATATAGGAGGATTTAAACAAATGTTAATCCCACAATCTTTAGAAGGCTTAGGAGATAACAACGGTTGGATAAAGATTGAAAGTGAAGAAGATCTTCCAAAATTAACAGGATTGTTCTGGGTTATGGACTCAAAGTATGATGCAATTGGACAGGCTGAATGGAGAAGTGGGAGATTCGTTACAAGATTTAATAACCTTTATCAAAAGGATCATATTTCCCACTACCAACCAATAGAAAAACCACAACCACCAATTTACTAGCCATGCACACAGATAAAATAAGAATATTTGATGAGTACGCGAAAGAACAAGATTTTGAACCCGTTAAATTAGGGAATGAACCACTAGAAATTGATGATTTTGATGACTTATTGCTTTCTTTCAGATATTCAAATATAAGCCTTCCAACAATTAAACAGGCAATTTTCGCAGCCTGTGACCTAGTACAGCAGGAGCAGCAGAAAAAGATTGTTGGTAAATCTGAAATTGATTACTCTATATCTAAAAAATCAATACTTAACCCTGAAAACATCATACAATGAAAACAAAAGAAGAGCTTTTAAAAATATATTCGGCTTACTTGCCGTATGAGTTAGAATGTGAATATGAATTTAATTCAATCGTCACAAAATATTCTGAAAAAAGAATAGGTAAATTATTAGGGGTAAGAGAACAACCATTTCATAGCGTAAGTCTATTGGTTGATAACAAATCTAACAATCCTGATTATATTAAGCATTCAGAAGTTAAACCCATCCTTTATCACCTATCCTACCTAACAAAGGAAATAGAGCATGAGGGGGAAACGTTTGTACCTGTTGAATACTTTGAAATTACTGATGATCACGATTCTTATCCAGTCGAATACGACCATGGTAATATTAAACTAATAAAGGATTTAGAATCTATTGCAAATCATAATTCCGCGTTCGATATTAAGTTTTTACCTTTTGAAGTAGTTATTAAATTAATAGAATGGCACTTCAATGTCTTCAACCTGGATGAATCGGAGTATATAAACAAAGCAACTTTAAAATAAGATAAATGAAAACAATTTATAAATATCCATTAAAAACAACAGATCAGCAGACTATTACAATGCACGTTGGTGCTGAAATATTAAAGCTCAAAGATCAGCATGGCACTCCTTGTCTTTGGGTTAAATTAGATACATCAAATGCAGTCGGAGATAGGACGTTCTTAACCTTTGGCACTGGACACGTTTTGCCAGAAAACGAGATGGATTACATAGGATCTTATCACCTTCATAATAGTGAGTTAGTTTTTCACGTTTTTGAAATACTATAGCAATTACGACAACCAAACAATAAACAAATCATGAAAAAATTTTTCATTTACATCAAATACTTCCTGAAGTTCAGAAAAGAATTCAAAGCGTACGAAAAAGAAATAAACAAAATCACTAAAAAAAGTCAATCATAAATGAAGACAATATCTTATACCGAGGGAAACAGATTCAAATATTCAGGATTGGATTTTGAGATCACCAAGATAGCAGCCGGCCAGGTCATTTTCAAGAATGTAAAAACCAAGTCGATCGATTCCATGGATGTGAATACCTTTGAAAATTTATTCAAGTCCAGGAAGGCGGAATTCTTAAAGTATTACGGGGAAAAGCCCGCGGTGATACGGAGAATGGAAATAGACTGTAAGGAAATGATGTTTTACCAATATCTTCCCATAAAGTTGAAGGATCAAAAGGTTTTCAATGTGGAACCAAGACTGGGGCCATTCTACGGAATAATTATCCATGCTATGAGTGACTTTAAGAATGTCTACGGAGTAGAAAGGTTTAATAAATCCTATGTATACCTGACAGTAAAACGTCAGTATGTATCAAAGAAGAAATCAATGAACCGTCCGGGATATCATTCAGATGGATTCCTAACTGATGATGTGAATTACATTTGGAGTGATCGGAATCCGACAATCTTCAATTGTTCAAAGTTCAATCTGACTTTAGATGATGAGGTTTCGTTGAAAGAAATGAAGAAACAAGCATTGGTGGAAAATGAATGGCATCATGCTGATAATACTCTTCTGAGGCTGGACCAGTATAACATCCATAAAGTAAATGATTATTCATTGTATGAAGGTATCAGGACCTTTGTAAAAATATCTTTCAGCAATGATAAGTATGACCTCGAAGGAAACTCCCACAATTATGAGTTGGACTATAGTTGGAATATGAAGCCAAGAAAGACAGAAAGGAATGTACCTCAAACATGCGGTAAAAAGGTATAACTATGATAAACTTTCAGTATATTTGTAACACACTATTAATACAATAATTTAGCATGAAAATAACATTACAAGTCGAAAAAGAATTTGACATAAAAGAGCTTCTGGTTGAAGCAAAAGTAAGATACTGGGAAGATGCCAAGGTGAATGATATTGAAGACGTTGAAGGTGGCTTAATTCCATGTAGATCAAATGATATTTGGTGTCCTATCATAGATATTGAAACTGGTATTATAAAAAACTGGGAGATAGGCAAAGTCGCAGAAATTCATTACAAAGTATGTGATGAAGGTATTTATACACTGAGAGACGAAAAAGGAGAAATTATTAAAAGATTGGAAGGTTATGTGATCGACTGTTTATCTATAGGACAGAATGGATTTGGTGATTACATCATCTTGAACGTTGACACTTCTGGAAAAATAGAAGATTGGGATGCTGACTTTGATGATTTCATTAAACTAAGTAACGATTAAACTCATGGCAAAGGATATGAAAGACATTGAAGGCAGAGATCCAGACGGAAAGTTTGCAAAAGGAAATTCCATAGCATTAGGAAACTCCGGAGGAGCTCCACCTATCTACTCTGATCCTGTAGAGGTAAAAGAAAAGATTGATGAATACTTCGAATACATCAAAGGTGAGTTTATAATGAAGCCAGGAGAAAGGTATTCGAAAACAAAAAATCTTGATGGGACGGTAACAGAGGTAACGGAAACATATGAGTATGAAGAATGGATAAGAAATCCAGAACGGCCAAGTGTGACAGGTCTTGCCATTTTCTTAGGTTTTGAAAGTAGACAGTCAATGTATGATTATGAAAAAAAATCGGTGTTTTCTTACATTATAAAAAGGGGGCTCCTTTTAATCGAAGACAAGTATGTTGGAGGCTTATGGCTAGAAAGGCCAACAGGGGTTATTTTTGCTCTTAAAAACATGGGGTGGTCCGATAAGACGGAAATTGAGCAAACCAGCAAAAATATCAACTATGACATTGGTGGTTTAAGTGATGAAGAGAAACAAAGCCTCTTCGAATTGTCGCTAAAGATAAAAGATGAAGATTGATATTAATCCAGAAAAGCTCACAGCATTGCAAAAAGAAAGATGTGAAGAATCATTTTTCAATTTTGTAATGCTGTTCTGGGATGTAGTGATCAAGGAAACCCCGGTTTATAACTGGCATATTCCTTACCTATGTGAAGAGCTTCAGGATCTATCATATTACATTGTCAACAGATTACCTAAGCCGTATGATCTCATTATTAATATTCCGCCTGGGACATCAAAGTCAACTATCTGCACGGTAATGTTCCCGGTCTGGTTATGGGTGAAAGATCCTTCAATCCGGATTATTACCAACTCATATGCTTCTGATTTGGCAACAGAGTTAGCTGTCAAGTCCCGGGATATAATTGTCTCTGAAAAATTTAAAAGGGTTTTTCATAAGATCCGACTAAGATCCGATAAGTCGGCAAAACAGAATTATGAAAATACTAAAGGCGGAACAAGAAATACAACATCAACTGGTGGAGCTATCACAGGAAAGCACGCTCATGTAATTATCAATGATGATCCATTAAACCCTAAGCAAGCAAGTAGTGAAGCGGACCGGAAAAATGCCATTGCTCATTCAACACAGACACTTTCATCCAGAAAGGTAGATAAACGTAATACTCCTACGATAACGATCATGCAGCGACTTCATGAGAATGATGTAACTGGTTTTATGTTGTCGAATAAAGGAGAAATGATCAGGCATATTTGTTTACCTGCTGAGGTATCAAAGGATGTGAAACCCGCCCATTTAATTGAAAGGTATATTGATGGCTTACTCGACCCCATCAGGCTAGATCACGATGTTATAAAGGAGGCTAAGATTGACCTGGGCAGTTATGGATATAGTAACCAGTTCCAGCAAATTACTGCTCCACCGGAAGGGGGTATTTTAAAGGCCATTTGGTTTGAAGTAGTTGACTGGAAGCCCGAATATAATTCCATCATCTGGAATACGGCAATCGATCCAGCTTATACTGATAGTACTGACAATGACGAGTCTGGAATGCTGCAGTTCGGGCAGCTAAACAACGAATGTATCATAAGGCATGCAGAAGGTGTTTATTTGGAATTTCCTGATCTGGTAAAATATGTAGACACTTTTACCTCAAACCATGGATATAGTCAAAAATCCATGATCATTGTAGAACCCAAGGCAAGTGGTAAATCTTTGGTGCAGCAAAAGAAGCGAGATACTAAAATCAATATCAAGGAAGGTGAAAACCCTTTAAAGGATAAACCCGCCAGAGCATCAGACATTTCACCCTATTGCGAATCAAGGCGAGTGAAGTTGATACGTGGCAACTGGAATCAATACTTTCTGGACCAGGTGAAGACCTTCCCAAACGCTAAACAGGATGGTATCATTGACTGTCTTGTTATGGCTGTTAATGACTGCAGAACACGTAAGAAGACATCACCAAGAATCAGTTAATTATTAATTTGAAAAAGGTATAACATAGTTATACTTATTTTCATATATTTGTATTAATCATTTGAGTATGAATTTTTTCAAGTGGAAAAATAAAAGCAAACAGGTCCAGACTCTACCAATAGATGAAGAGCCGCTTCCTGAAATCAGTCTTGAATCAGTATCTGTTGAAGATTTTAGGCGTATGATAAAGTACGGTAAGGCAAGTAATCATATAGCAGGATATAAAAGCGAAGAGTTCATTAATTTAAAATATGGGGTTATTAAGATCGAACTGCCAAAGATTCAAAGTAAGGGGCTTATCATCGAACAGGTAAACGCAATCTTAGCCTCACAATATGAGAATGTTGATTTAAAAAATGTTATAGGAAACGATGTTATAAGTTTTCTGATTTGGATTAAGCAACAACAAGAATTCATATATGAAGTTGAATCTAATCATTTGGCATCTGATCCGGATCCTGATATGATACTTGCAGGAATCCAGCGATTGAATAAGTATGGTGACTATGTGACACTTGACAGTTTGGCGGATAATAAACTGATCCATCACGAAAAAATTTACAACATGCCTTACTGGAAAGTATATGAGAAACTGAAAGTGGATAAGGAGCGAAGAGAAATAGAAAAGGCATATGGTAAAGTGATTGAACAGAAACACAAAAATAAACATTAAGAAAATCATGGATATATATCAGACGGCAAGATTACCTGATTTGGGTTCAGGAGGTCGCAGGTTCGAGTCCTGCTATCCATACAAATATAAGTTGCATTGTTTATAGCTGTTCGAGTATAACCCTTGTGCCGGAACCCTAACGGCTGGGATAGACACAGTTTGATTGCCGGGAGTCGAGCAGCAGAATTTATTATCTCCTTAAATCAGACATGGGCGCATCCATTGCGATAGTATGGAAAACCGGGGATTTAGCTCAGTTGGTTAGAGCAAGGCATCAAGTTCTGGCGTAGGTTCAAATCCTGCAATCTCCACAAACTTTTTTTTTTCATAGTATTATTTGGTGTGGACCCGGCTGGCAATTGCCGGTCGGGTTTTTTAAAAACAAAAAAATGAATTTAAACATTATAGATTTTTTCGAACAAGTGGCTGAACAATGGGATGCAGATAATAAGTGCGGTGAATGCTGGATATTTGGGGCCCCCCTATCAACAGCCGGAATCAATTCGACAGTAGTTGAAAGAGATCGAGCATGTTGTGTTCACATATTCGTAACGAACTATGAATTGAGTTATGGTAGCACAGTGAATCCAAATACAGGCTTGCCAAATAATGAATGGTATGATCACATATTTACCGTCTATTTCGTAAAGCAGGAAAATTTAGGCACAAATGTTTACAGTGAGCAAATGGGGCATCCAATAGATCAAAGTTTATGGAGTAAGACTCTAAAGCCCATCCTGAACTGTATATGGGATGGGAATCAATATGACCTATGTGCAATGGGGTACGATTTCAATATTTTAAAATGGAATGTTTCAACCTCAATATTGAAAGAATCTTCCAATTATACAGGATGGAAGGTAACTGGAGTATTCAGACAGTTTAATCCAGATCCTTATAAAGAATTACAAGACAAAAGATAAAATTATGGAAAACAAAAAAAGATCTTTAAAAGTTAGAATCATTGCGTGGATAATCACCGGCATAACGATTGGAGTTGCAGGTTTGCCTTTCACGGCTTTGGGTTTATTGATAGGATATTTGATATGGAAGTAAAATAGCAAAGTGGCTTAAACAATAAAGGATATGAAAAGTTTACTATTTAATTCAAATCAACATCTTAGAAATGAATTTCCTCACCATTCATACTGCAAGCGATGCGGTGCGCCCTGGCCATGTGTAAAGTCGAAAAGCGTTACAACATTAGAGAATAGAGGAACATTTGGGACCTGTTTAGATTGCTGGAATGTATCTACTCTTGATGAGTTGAAACAATACTACGCAGAAACATATATTCAACAAAAGGAAAGTTTGATTGGGAGCAAATATACAATGGACTACCCTATGCAATTCCTGTTAGATTGTGTTGAGAAAGAATTTAAACTGAACCATCCATTTAATTCATCAAAATAAAATACTCATGGAAAATATATTAAACAAAATTCAAAAACTTTGTCACGGTATAGAATATAGCCGTCATATTCCTGATGAAGCTGAACAATTAGCTAAAGAGAACGGTATTGTTGTAATTGTTGGTGGTTCTGATGATTTGATGTACTGTTATGGTGCCGATTGTTATTTAACGAAAGAATGTGAACACGGTTACGGTTGGGATGGTGAAGATTTAACCAAAATCAAAGGCGAGAAAAAGTTAAAAAAAGAAGCTAAGCAATTAGGTTTAAAAATTTGGTGGTGTGGGAATATTAAAGAATCTACGGAACATAAGTTAAATTATTCAACTGAAGAAAATGGAGCATTCTCTTATTCAGTTAATGAAGATATTCAACATTTAGAATTTTTGGTTTGTGAAAATGAAAATGATTTTTCTGATATCTACTGTACAGGAATCATTATTAAACTACCCGATAATTTCAAACCATCAATTTAATTCCCGATGAAAAAATACGGCTTACTCCCCAACGGAAAGATAAACTTAAATTAATTAAACTTTAAAAAAATATATGTTCTGGACACAAGACGAAATAAACAGAGTACTTGATAAGGTTATTGAACTTTTCCTTTTACCCCGATTTGATGAACTTGGAATGGAGGCAACTGGAGAATGGAGAGAGAATGTTACTTATACATCAGATTTAGACTCAGGGACTATCTGGGGCCGTCAGTATTCAGAGCAATTAGCCCAAGGGCTTCCACCGGGAAATATGGTTCCAATCCCCGCCTTAAAGAAATGGGCCAAAGCAAAGTTTGGTTTAAGTGATGCAGCTGCTTTATCGGCTGCTTTCGCTGTAAGAGATAAAATATTTAAGAAAGGTACTACCTGGTACGAGCAAGGCGGATCGACATTGATTGAAGTGCTACAAGAGCCGAGAACAATCCAATTTATTCAAGATGAACTTTCAGTCATAGCACAAGCTCGACTTGCTGACGAATTAATAAGAAATGCACAAGAAGTATTCTCATGATACCAATAAATACTACAAAATAAAAGACAATGATTACAATTGAAAAATTAGGAGACGTTGAAAACGTTACAGTTGCAACTTTCGGAAATGGAACAATGAGAGTTACAAGCGGTGAAGCCAAAGATAAAACCTATAAAGGATTATTTCTTGGTGATTCAGAACTGCCTCATGCAATTGGAGAAGTTGGAGAACCTACACCAACAACTAATGAATTTCTGCCAAAAATCGCGATTCACTTTCATAGTAAAGAGAGTTTTGATGTATTCTATCATTACGTAGAGAATTTAAGAAAAGACTTTGAATCAGAATAAAACAAAACAATGACAGTAAACGGATTAGAGAATAATTACTATTTAGCATTCAATGAAATATGGATTTCAGTGAATGGTTTTGCGGCTGATACCAGACTGTTGGAGCTTGTTGTCACCAATCAAACAACTGGTACTTCCTTATCTCCATTCATTATGTCACCTTCTCCGGATAACGAATTTATATTTAACATCTGCATCCCGGTCCGAAACCTTTTCCCCGAAACTAATCATGTTACTGTTAATCCCCTGCAGGAATTCAGGTTTGATTTTAAAGTGAAATTTGATGATTCAAGTATTTCGGATGAAACCCTTTCAATTACTAAATTCTTTGTGAGAGGTGGAAGACAAAAAAACGGAAGGGATGAATGGTATTTAACATCTTCAGAGGAACTTCTTGTTGGAAAATGGATTCAATGGCCAGGTGTGATAATTCCGGGAGCATTCGCCAAAAGAATTGAAGGCAATGCAATTGTAAGTTATGAACCTGCACCTACTAAAGTATACAACCACACGGCCCCGAGAAAATGTGATTACAAGATCCTTAAATTTCTTAATTCTTTAGGAGCTTATCAATATTACCTTTTTGAAATTTTCGAGACTAAAACAAAGTCTAAAGCCCCGAAGCAGATCCAGAAGATAACTCGCAGATTAAGATCTGATAATTTCAGCAACACAGGAATCAGTTTTGAAAAAGGAATTGAACTGACTGCTAAAACACCATTTGAAATTCAAGAAGTATTCACGGACCTGGTTACATCTCCGGAGGTATATATCTATGATCCGGCTGGTGATGATGCAGAGTCACAATGGCAGCGATTAATCATCGAAAGCAATGACAGTATAGAAAGCAACTGGCTTCAAGTATATGAGAACAAGATTGAATTTACTTACGCCAACTACATCAATAAAATCAACATATGAGAACTGAACTTTGGATTGACAATATTTCGATTGACCTTGAAGAGAATACTAATATCAAGTACACTCTTCAGGTTAATGATATTGCTGATATTTCAAGTAGGCAATCATCTTTCACAAACCAATTTACCGCACCTAAAACCCCTAAAAATGTAAGGACCTTAAAAGGGTTAAGCCTACCATCTGACAGTTCGAATATGCCATATCTAAAGCCAGACTGTAAACTGAAGCATGAAGGTTTCGATTTGATAAAAAAAGGATGGTTAAAAATTACTGAATCAGATGATGAGTATAAGTTATATACTTATTCCGGTCTGGAAAATTTCTTTAAGGCAATTGAAAATAAAACTCTTGGCAATGATCTTGTTTTGACTGAAATCAATCATGTCAAAGATGTTGCAAACGTTGCAGCATCATACGCTCCAGGATCACCTTTCAAATACTTCCTGGCGGACTATAATGGACAAACTCATTTCCTTTCTGATCCAAATATCATCAATATTGATTATCTGGTTCCTAGTGTTAATGTGAAATATCTATGGGATAAAGTCCATGACCGTTTTAATTCTCCTTATTCCGGAGGGATTTTTGATAGTCCAGAATTTAAAAGCCTGTACATCACATATCCAAAAGCACCAAATGTTTCAGGACTATACAAACTGATCAGTGCAGGAAATAATCAGCAACGATATCTGGAGAATTCTCCTTCAATGTTTATGCCTTTGGCAATTCCTAACTCAACTGGTGGAATACCTTGGAGGTATTCTCAATATTTGGATATCGCTGAAGATGGAAACTATAAGATCACTTTCGAAGTATTGACCGATAACCCAGCTGGAACTTCAAATGGTGCATTGAGCTTCTGGCTTGGAGTTAACTCCGAGGGAATAAACCCTCAAGACATTACAAACAAAGTTCTATTGGTTAATACCAATCCTAAAAACTTTGTAAGTGTAAATATTAATAGACCTCTTGCCGCTGGATCTGTCCTTCAGATATTCATGAAAAAAGAATATCTGGGTGGACCTTCATATATTGATATGGGATTTTTAGTTCGGGTTGAAAAAATAGATAAAGAAACTGTTGACTTTCAGGATGGTCTGGGAGATTTTTTAATCACTGATTTCATGAAGGTTATTTTTAATCGTTTTGGACTTACAATTTTTCCTAACGAGGACAGTAATGACCTACAGTATGAAACTATTTCTGAAAGAGTTAGTACTGGTGATGTTATAGATTGGTCTGATAAATATATCGAAAGAACCTCCGAAGAATATGTTTCAAGATCCTATGCTCAGAGAAATATATTTCAGTATCAATACAACGATAAAGAAGGTTCCTATTATGATGGTTATTTAGATGTTTCTAATTTAAACCTTGATGCTTCGAAAGTGCTTTTTAAGTGCAAGACCTATGCACCAGAAAGAATCAAAACAAAATTTAGACTGAATGTAGCAACCGAAATAGACAGTGACGTTTTCAAATTCTATGAAAAACAGGCGAATGACAATCCTGCCTTGCAGCCAAATTATAAAGGTTTGGAAAAAAGATTCTATTTCATACGTCAATCAGAAGGATTTCATGCTGTGACCATTGGTAGTAATACCACAAACGAACAACAGATAGTTCCAAATGCCTTAGTAGGTAGCTTCAACGGGCTTGACTGGCAAAACATCCTTGGTAAATATTATGGGGATTATGCGGGGATTATAAATGAAAGTAGAAGACATGATATTGATCTGGATATCGATCTGGTTGATACGATTCAATTGGATTTTTCCCGCCTATATTACTTTAAACAGGAGCAGCAGTATTATATTCTCAATAAATTAAACTTCGATAGCAATACGCAAAAAGCTTCTGGAGAATTTGTGAGAGTAAAGAGAAAGACAGAAACAGCTTTGGTAAGTATCGGAGTTGATATTGATTGGATCGACACCAATATTAATAGTACATCAACATGGAGCCATTATCAGTTAATTGCCACAATTATAGGTAATCCAACATATATCTGGCAAACTAGGCTTAATAGCGGTGTTTGGGTTGATGTAGCTTCAAATGTTACTTCTTTTGATTACCAGTTTACTTTTGGAATAAACGATGTAAGAGTAAGTTACACGAATGGAGTTATCAATGGAGTTTCAAATATAAAATCATACGAAAGAAAGATTGAACAAGATCCTAATAAGTGTTACAGGTTCTCATTTAAAAGTTTAAGCGCCCTTCCTAGAACTATTGACTATGTTGGAACCTCTGGACAAATCACCAGCACCATATTGAATTTTGCAAATGCCACAGAAATCCAAACTCTGGACGCAAAAGCAATTCTAAGCATGGGTGGTGCAACTCTCGTAGATCAACAGATTATAAATTGCCCAGCAATAGTTTGTAAGATTTACAGAATAAGCTTTTTCATGGGTTCCGGAGATTCATATACAATTGATTATATCGACTGCAGTGGAATTACTCGAACCGAAACACAATATGGACCTCCAGGCCCCGGTCAAAACATTGAGTTTGATACTTGTGCAAGAGAAGGAACTTTTTCTTCAACAGTAGGATTTACAGAAGTTGGTACATGCTAAACGAAATATTAAAAAAATTATCAGAAAAAGAAAATTTAGTTTTTGTTGGGAGCGTATCACTAATGCTTCAAGGCTTTGATGTAGAGCCGAAAGATATTGACATTGTAGTCACAGATTTAAACAATTTAGAAAATTATACAGAATACGAAACAGATTCCAAGTTCTCCTTCAGTGGAAAACGAGCGTATATCCTTGGGGAAATATGCATTGATATTTTCATTGAAGACGAGCTTCCGGAATACACAACTATTAATGGGCTCAAATGCGAGACTATTTTTTGCATGAAAAGGTATTACTATATTATACTACCATTGGTAGATAGTTACTGGCAAAATGTAATAAAATCTAAATTAAAAATTCTGAAATGAACCAAAGCCGAAATATAGAATTAGGAACATTCAACTGGGACTCAACAAAATTGCGAGACGAAGTTGCTGCTAATTTTCTTCATCTCGAAAAACTTAAAGATTCAGTAAAAGACAATACGGGCCTTCTAAAGTTTTATAATAATGTCATCAAGGATCTTGAAAAGAAAATCGAAAAAGAAAGGGAGGAACAGGAAAAGCTTAATAGAGAGTTAGACCGAGGTCACATAACGCTTGACGAATATACTGCCGCTCTTGATCAATCGAATCAAGCCATTGATCAGTTTATCACGGAACAAGATCAAGCGGTCCGTCAACAGGCTCAACTTGCTAGAGAGATCACCGATACAACAAGAGAAATCGGAGAACTCAATACAGAACAGAGGGAGCTTAACAGGTTGATGGCAGCTGGAAGAACTGAAATCAATCAAAATGAAGGAGCGTATAAGGAATTAAATAATGAACTAAACGCCCTTAAGACTGAGGCTAAAAACTTGGGTGCCGAACTTGCTTTGATGGAGCGTAACGGGATGAAGGAGTCAGAGCCTGAAAGATACCGTGAACTTGCGGCCGCCTTTGCTGAGGCTTCCACAAATGCCCGGGAACTCAATGATCAGTTTGTTGAAATTGATGCTTCCGTTGGTGATAATCAAAGAAACGTTGGTAATTATAAAAGTGCTATCACCGGAGCGTTTTCAGAAATTACAGGTGGATTGGCTCAAATGGCAAGTGGTGACATTAAAGGTGGATTTGAATCAGTAAAGGAAGGCTTCAAGGGAATGAAGACGGCCGCAGCGGAAGCGTTCGCTTTTATAATGGCCAATCCTCTTGTTGCTTTAGCTGCTGGGTTGCTTGCTGTTGGTGCTGGAATTTACAAGGGTGTACAGGCTATGATTGAGTACAACGAGAGCATTAAGGAAAGTATCAAGCTTACACAGGACCTTACAGGTTTTGAAGGACAAGCAGCAGATCAGGTTCGAGTGAGAGGGCAGGCTTTAGCTGATACTTTTGGAGGTGAGTATCAGGAATACCTCAAAACAGCCAATACTTTAGCTAAACAGCTGGGGATAACATACGAGGAAGCTTTTGATAAAATCGAACAAGGTTTCGTCCGGGGAGCCAACGCGAACGGAGACTTTTTGGACCGACTTTCTGAATATGGTCCTCTTCTGAATAAATACGGATTCAATCTGGATGAAATAATTGGTCTGCAGATCCAAGCTCAGGAACAAGGATTATTTGGGGACAAATTCGAAGATTCAATCAAAGAGGCTGGTCTTTCTTTAGAAGAGTTCACAAAAGCTCAATCTGATGCCATCAGCAACGCTTTTGGTAAACAGTTCGCGGATAAGATCTCTCATGATGTTAACTCTGGAGCTATCACGGTAAAGGATGCGCTGATTCTTATGTCTGCCGAAGCTAAAAAACAGGGGATTTCAGTACAACAATTCGGAGTACTTACTGCAGATGTTTTCAAAGGTGCAGGTGAAGATATTGGTGGAGCTCGTGTAATGTTTGAGAACATCTATGAAGGCGTCAATAACCTTAAAGAACCATTAACTGCTGTTCAACAGAAAACTCTTGATTTAAGCAAAGCGAATCTCGAACTAGCAAAAGCCAAAGATGATGCATTGAAGTCTGATAAATTAATGGAATTCATGGGCAACTGGGATATGTTCCTTGTCCAGGCAGAAACCATTTTTTATAAATTCATCGATCTGTTGATGGATGGAATTTCATGGTTCGATCGTATCACAGGATCTTCTGAAGTCTTAAGTGAAACATGGGATGTACTTAAGGAAAACGTCAATACTCTTTGGGGCTTCATTGAAACGTTGGCAGGAGTATTCAATGATCTCTTTGATGCGTTAGGGCTGTCAAGTTCTGGAACAGAATCATACTTAAAATCAGTTTTGAAGGTAATGAATCCTTTAAGTCTCCTTAAAGCAGCCTTACAATTGGTGGGTGCTGGAGTTAAAGGTTTTACCGCTATAATTGAAAACAGTAGAATTACATTAACAACCTGGGCGATTGCCGCCAAATCAATTTTCGCTCAAATCGTTGATGCTGCAAAATCTTTTATGGCTTTAGATTTTGCAGGTGGATTGCAGAAGTTGAAAAATATAAACCTATCAGAAGAATACACAAAGGCCCGAAAAGAAGCTGAAAGAATTGTTGCATTAAACCGGACCAAAAAGGAGAAAGCTATTACTGAGCCCGCTCCTGAAAAGGATAATAATAATGCAAGTGATAAAAATAAAACAACGACCCAAGCTGACAGAGATGCCGCAGCAAAGGCCGCAGCAGAAGCAGCTAAAAAAGCAGCCGCTGATGCTAAAGCAGCCCAAAACAAAAAGATTGCTGATGCGAAAAAGGCCGCTGAAGAAGCAAAAAAGGCACTAGAAGAAGAAGCTAAGAGAGTGATTGACATCGCCAAGACTACAGCAGAACAGAAGGCTGACATTGCTAAAACAGAACTTGCCGATTATATTGCTACCAATGCGGAAAAGCTGAAGGATGATAAAAATCTTAGTAAAGAAAAACTAAAGAATGAACTCGCCTACTACGATGAGCTGAAGAAAAAACAAGTAGAAGCAAACAATAAAGAAAAGGAGGCGAAGGTTTTCGCTGTTCAGCAAAAAATTGATGAGATTAACAAAAAGATTGACCTAGGTAAACAGCTTAACGAAAATGACAAAGCTGAGATTTTAAATCATAAGGGCGAAATTGATAACATCAATAAAGAGTTCAGTACCAAGGAAAAAGAACTTACTAATGACACCAATGAGAAAAAGAAGGAATTAAATAAAAAATATGAAGAGCAAATTCAGGAGCAAAGAAAACTTTCTCAGGCGATTTCCTATCAACAAAGAATTCTTGATTTAGAAGTACAAGGAAACTCTGAGTTCGAAATAAGAAAATTACAGGAAGAACGAAGATTTCAGGATGAGTTAAAAAGTTGGGCAGAAGAAAATGAAATTAAAATGGATCTGGACAATGATAAATACTTATCCGATCAAGAGATCCAAGTTCAAAGAGATGAACTAAAGAATCAATATGACCTTGCGAAAGATGAAAATGAAAGACAACGAATTCAAACCCAATTAGATGGTTTAGATTTCATGGTTGCTCAATCGGCCGAAAATCAAAAGAAGATTGATAAAGCAACACAGCAAGCGAAGGTTGACATATTCGCCAGTGCATTTGGTTCTATAAAATCTTTGTTTGGAGAAAGCACAGCAGTAGGTAAAGCTGCTGCTATTGCAGAAACTACAATTAATACATACAAAGCTGCACAAGCAGCTTACGCTGCAGGAGCATCATTGGGAGGTCCCCTTGGAGCAGTTATGGGGCCAATACTAGCCGGACTCGCAGTTGCTTCTGGACTAAAAAATGTACAAAAAATTGTTTCTGTTAAAGCAGATAAAGCAGCAGATGGTATGTTAATAGGTCCTTCCCACAAACAAGGCGGAATTCCGATCAAGACTCCTAACGGAATGATTGAAGCTGAAGGCGGTGAAGTCATTATAAATAAAAGAAGTTCTGCATTATATCGAAGAGAGTTATCTGCAATTAATCTTGCAGGAGGAGGAGTCAAGTTCGCTGATGGCGGGATCTTAGGATCAAGTATTGCCGCCTCAAACCTTTCGACCGTTCAAAATTCCATTACCGCCTCGCTAGATATCAATGCAATGGCTGATATATTCAGAGAGTCCATCGCTGAAGGTGCCGAACGTGGAACCTACTCAGGAAGCCAGAATGGAATAAATGATCTAAGTACAAATAATAATATAGCTAAAGGCGCAAATCATTAAAATTATGTGGGAGAAAATAAAAAGATACCAAGAAAACTTAAAGAAGGAATCTGACCCCGATGTTTCAAAAGATATTAAGGCGGTGATATCCGGGATGACTAATTTTTATATACATAGCAAATCGGAAAATGCTAAAGCTAAAGCTAGATATGAAAAATCCTGTGCAGGATGTGCTTATTTCATTTCTGATCCTATTGAAAGTGAAAAAGTAACTGATAAAGATATTCCGGATCTATCCGGCAAGATCTGCTCACTATGCGGTTGTACCTCATCATATAAATTACGTCAAACAATAAAACCTTGTGAATTTTGGAAGGAGTAAATAATTTGTCTGTTAAAGACATCATTTCGGAAAACCTTGAATTTTTTTTCAAGTTGGATCAGGCTGGAGTTAAAACCATAAAGGCTGCCATTGATCTAAAACATGTCCACGATGTTTATCTGACGTACAGTTGGATAGAAAGTATAAAAGAGAGGAAAAGCGTAACAGCATCACAGTGTAAGGTTTGCACTGGTACAGTTGAAAAAGCTATAGCATTGATGACACGTAAGCTAAAGACAGAAACGGCAAATCCTACTTTTAAGTAGGATTTTTTTAATAACCATATAAAGTGTATGTTAATACTTTTTGTGTGATATTACCAGGAACGGTCATTAAATCAAATCCAACAGTACAATATTTCTTGTCAATTGGATTCTTAAAATTCCAGTGACTGCCTTCAAATTGAGTCACATATCTTTCATTACAGTATAGCACAAATTTTGTTTGATCAAAATTCTGCGACTTATTATAGTAGATAACTGAGTCAAAAACATTGGAGTTTTGATAAATTACAATGTATTGTAGAACAAAATCTCCTTTCTCAAAGGTGATCTTTTTACTTGTCTCGCTTACCAGTGTCCATGTTACATTATTTTTAATATCTGATGCAGTCGCACCATTCTTCATAAAAGGAATTTCAGGGACATCAGTAATAGATGGTTTTACTTCTACAGTAGCAGATAAAGAATTTCCTTTTGCATCCTTAGCAGAAACGTTATAAGTGCCTATTATTTTAGCTAAATAAGATCCATTGTTATTGTTAGTAGGATTCTTAACAATCAGATCACTTGAAGCAGTCCATGAATAATTACTGTTCGCTAATGTTTTGCCATCTTTGGTAATTGTGAAAGTAACATCATTGTTAAATCCACCCATTACAGTACTGCTGGACGGAGAAATAGATGCATTTAGTAAGTCATTATTACTAACATTATCATCATTACTATTAGAACATGATGCAACGATACCTATAGATAACATTAATAAAATTCTTTTCATATTTATTGTTTTTATTAGTCTCCAAATTTAAGAATAAAAAAATAATCAAATTACGGAAAACCGTATTTATTTACCGGATCCTGATATTCCATACTTCATTAATTTCTTATACATCATGTATTCCTTCATCCTGTGTTCATCATAACCTTCTTTTTCCACGGCAATTTCACCTTTCATTTTGCACCATTCAAAATAATCCTGATACTCGCTATCATCCTTAATTTTTTGTTCATGAATAACAATGTATTTGTTCGCAGGTTGAACTGGTTTTTCCTTCTTAACCAGAGACTTTCTGATCAGATAAAATCCTATTACGACAAAAAATAAGGCTATTAACATATGTGAAAATTTATAAAAATGTAAGTGGTCCGTGTAAATCCTTTATTGATAAGGCTTTGAGCTTTTGTATCAACTTACTGTATACATACAAAATTAGTAATTAATATTCAAATATTTGTATTACAGCAAGTTATTTTTTCTAATGATTCACGAAATAAATATTTATGGTGATATAGTTCCCTTCAAATGGTTTAATGATGGGACTGAGTTCGATCGCGCAGACCTAAATAACCTCATCGATGGCTTAGAGCTTAATGAAGGTGATGAACTAATCTACAACATACACACATATGGCGGATGTACTACAACCGCTTTTGCAATGTATAATAAACTGAAGCGAGTAAAGAATGAAAAGAAAATAACATTGACTTCCAGAGCTGATGGATATTGTGCTTCGAGCGGGGTTATACTTCTTCTCGCTGCTGATAAACGAATTGGCAGCAAATACCTAAAGCCATTTGTTCACAATGCTTGGACCTGGGTAATGGGTGATAAGAAAGAAATGAAGAAAGCTTACGATGAGCTTGAAATCGTTGATAATGAGATTGCGGCATTGTATGAGGAAGAGACAAACATCACAAAAGAACTGGCCTTGGAACTCATGAGTCAATCACGTGATCTTACTATTGAAGAATGTAAAGAACATGGTTTCTATACTGAGATTGAAAATGTGAAAATTGTCGAAAATACTGAAGCTATGAATTCTCTGATATCTCGCAGATCCGAATACAACAATAAAAATAATCATAAAGATATGTCTGATAAAAACAAAAAATTAGAATGGGAAGGTATAATGAAAAAGGTAAATAACTTTTTCAAATCCCCCGGAGCTAAAAACAAAATCATTTACACGGCCGATAACGGTGAGCTAGATTTCTATGAATTAGCTGATGATGCAGCACCAAAAGCAAAAGATGGTGACACTGCTGGAGATAAAGCCAAATTTGATGATAAACCTGCAGGAGACAGCAATGGTGGTGAATATGTGATGGCTTCAGGAGAAACCTACAAGTTTGATGGTGAAGAGCTTGTTGAAATTCTTCCCAAAGAAGAAGAGGAAGAAGTGACGAATGATGCTCTGATTGCAGAAAACAAAAAATTGAAAGATCAGATCAAAAACCTTTCTGCTCAAAATTTCAAACTTACAAAGGAAAAAGGCGATCAAAATTCAAAGATTACGGCTTTAAACAATGAAGTTACCCAGGCGAAGGAAATTATAACAAATTTCAAAAACCTTGGAAGCATTTTCTCTGAAGAAGAGGAGGATGATAAAAAAAGAAATCCCAAAGAGAAGACAAAAACAGAAGGTGCTTCTAGGGTTTCCAATGCTCTTGGCAAATTTAAAAAAGAAAATTAAGATATGGCAGTTACAAACAACTATAATACAGCCGTTGTCGATTTAGTTGAATCATTCGACAATGCTGATATGCTTACTTTCGAACAGGCAATTGTTAACGACATTAAAGTTGACAACGAGATCGAAAAAGAAAAAGAAGTACTCTATGGTGTGAAAAATGGAGACGTTGTTCCAGTGATTGAGAAAAACGACAATTACTCAATGTTTCCTACAGCAGACGAAAGTGCATGTGGAACAGAAGAGTGCGGTCTTGATCTTGACTTCTCTGGTGTAATATGGGATCTGGCACTTATGAAGTGTAAAGTTCCTATTTGTCTTAACAGTTTTGATAAACACTTCTTGCGTTTCTTCAATACCCAGAAAAAATTCGATGACAATCCAGATATGGATCAATTGTTACTTCAATATCTGGCTGAACAATTTAAGCAAGGTCTTGAAAATGCAAAATGGAGACGTGCATATTTCGCAGATGTAGCTTCTACTTCAAGACTATTGAACAAAGCAAACGGATTTTTCACGAAAGCTGATGCAGGAACCATCATTGGAGAAACAAAAATCGCAATCACAAAAAACGCAGGTGCAAATTTTGCCGCTCAAAGGATGACTGGTGAAGAGGTTTATAATCTTTTAGGCGAAATGTTTGATCTGGGCACACAACATATCTGGTTTAATCCCTTAGAATTCCAATATGAAGTTACTTGGCAGATGGCAACCGCATATTCTAATTGGTTGAATAAACTTGGTCACAATGCACCGGCAAACTGTCAATGTATTTCTCCTGAAGGTGTTGTAAAAGCAAATGTCTATACACTTGACAACTTGTATTACAATGGAATACCAGTAAAAGCCAGACGTGCTTTTGATGGGGTGATCAGTCAGATTCCAGAATTGAACGGAAACAATGTAGCTGGAGCTGCAAGAGTAGATCCAAACAGGGCAATTCTTGCAAAGAATGAAAACATGCTTATCGGAACATCAGAAGAAGGTCAGCTTGCTTTCTTTAAAATGTGGCATAATGAAGATGATGAGAAAATTTACATGCGTGGTGGTTCTTATATAGGTGCTTCATTCCCTAAAGTAAACGAAATTATTTACGCAAACTAAAAACAAAAGAAATGGCAAATAATTCAATATGCTCCGAGCTTAATGGCGGAATAGATATGAGTTGCAAGCGTGGGTTTGCGAGAAAATATCATCAAGAGGCAGTGGTCTTAAATTTTAACGATATTGACAAAGCAGCATCAGTCCTTGGCAATATTGCTGGTCCAACATGTGACTATACTGTTCAAATGGTATTGAAGGCCCTTAAAAAAGGGTCTCAAATTAAAGCCTCTGACAATGGTAGCTCCATCAAAGGTTTCTATGCAAAGTCTAAAACTGATCCAGGTGGATATGTTCAGTATCTACATCAGGTCCAGTTGATGATTTTAGGTGCAGATACAGCAACAAGATGTATTCTGGATAAGCTGGACCATGGTAGATATGTCGTTGCTGTTCAGTTAACTGATGGCACCGTTGAAATCTATGGATGGGAAAACGGCCTATCTACTGCAGATTACACTTGGGACATTACTGAAGGAGGAGGAGGTAGTCTGATTGTTCTGCAATCAGATGAAGACGCTCAGGAGTCAATGATTCCTTTAGTGTATAAACCGCAAACCGGTGGAGATGCTAATGCGGACTTCAATGAACAATTTGAGCAGCCTTAATGGAAATCAAAGATTTAATAAAAGCAGGTAAAGATCAAGTTAGGAGAAATCCTGACTTGATGTCTGCTTATATAGAATTGTTTCAGGAAAAATTTGGGAAAAAACCTGATTGTGCAGGATGTTCTTTCAATTCTGACTGGAACCGGTTAATCAATGAAACCTCAACTCAAAAATTTACAATTATGTCAACAAAAAATTTCGAATTAATTAACAATTCAATTATATATTCTTTTGATTACGAGGATAAAAAACTCAAACGTGTTTTTCGTAAAAGGGTTTATGGAAATCTTATGACAGAAGATTTTGCTATCGAATACCTGACACATGGAACTCAGGAAGAAATTGCAGTAAGAAAAAAACAATTCAGAAGTCTTCCTGAAAAATTTCAAATTGATCTTGAAAAATTAGATGAATTGAAAAATATGGCAGCTGAAAGAGGATATCCGGAAGAAGAATATAATTCAATCGACAATGATTCCGATATGTCTGCTTATATCGCGGTTAAAGATCTTGAACATGAAGCTGAAACAAAAAGACTTCAGGAAGCTGCCGAAGAAAGAATGAAAAAGGAGCGTGAAGAGAAAGCTGAAGCTGAAGAAGCTCGTCTTGCCAAACAAGAAGCCGACCGAATCGCCAATGAAACTGCTGTCCTAAAAGCTAAAGAGGAAGAAGCTCGTCTTGCAATAGAAAAAGAAGAAGCTGAGGCTGCTGAGGAAGCAAAAAATAAGGCCAAAGAAAAAAATGAAATTGAAGGTGCTGCAAAGAAAGAAGGAAAAGTAAAATAACTAAAAACTATTGTCATTGATGCAAAATCCTGACGGACATAAAAAAAGAAAATCCCTGCGTGCTTCAAGTATAGAAATGTACAGCAGGGATATTTCTATTACCAAAGATGACAAAAGGATAATTTTAAGGGATATTGATAATGCTTATCCACTAAGAATTGAAAATGTCATAAATAACTCTCCTACTGCTAAAAGATCATCTTTGATGATGTCTAAATTTATTTTTGGAAAAGGTGTTTCTGGGAATAAAGATATGGTGGTAAACCGCAAAGGTGAAGTTTTAAACACAATCGCTAGAGCAGCTGCAAGATGTATATCCAAACAGTATGGTGTATTCTTTTTTACTTCCTGGACTCTTGATGTAGATGTCAATTTGCAGAAACCACGATTCAAACCGTATGATCTTAAAGTTCTGGATTATGTCCCAATCGCTAAATCTGCACCAGATGATGATAACAATACTGGTAAAATATACAAACTTCAATCTGATTTAAGAGGCAATTTCAAAAAGGTTGATAATAAAACAAGATGGTATTATCCTTATAATAGTGATCCAAAAGTCATTCTCCAACAGATGAAAAATGATTGCTATCTGGAAGGTATCAAAGAACCTTCCACTGAAGATCTTATTTCAAACTATAGAGGCCAAGTATATTATTTAAATCTTACACCAGAGTACGAATATGCTCTACCACCATGGGACGTTGCATATAATGACATGGATTCTGAGGCAAGAATTTCGACCTATACAAATCTTCAGTCAAGAAATGGATGGCTAGGTAAAACTATCATAAAAAAATTCAGTGATGATGAGGAAGAAACTTCTGAATTCAATAAAACATTGAAAGCAAACATGGGATCAGAAAATTCTGATGATATACTTGTTATTGATTATCCATCCGATTCTAATACTGATGACATAAATAAACTGTTTTCAGTCGAACAAGTGAAGGCTCAATATGATGATAAATTATTTGACAGTACTAAAAAGACTTTAAAACAGAATATTTCTGGAAACTTCAATAATATTCCAGAGTCTATGGTATATGCAAGCGAAACGGCACTCTTTGCTCCAAATTCTGACACGTTTACTGAAATGAAAACATTCTACTGGGAACAAAATGAAGATGAACGTACAGAGCTTGAAACAGTATTGTCAATGCTTATTGGTGTGACCGTCACATTTGTCCCTATAGTAAGTGAAGAAAATGTTGATGAAGATGAAAAACTAAAAAAACAATCACAGGCAAACCTAAAAGGAAGTGTTGGTGGTGTTACCGCCTTACTGGAAATTCAAAAATCTGTCGGTCTTGGAACCACTGACTATTCTGCAGGTGTAGAAATGATCAAGCAAATATTTGGATATGACGAAGCTACCGCAAAAATAATGCTTGGAACCCCTAAAAAAGTAGAAGAAAATGGACTGTAGTAATACAAACTTATCAATAATTCAGGCTTCTGATTTTGATTGCGTTGGACAGGTTGCTCATCATTGTAATCTTCCAAAGCTTTGCATTGCTATTAATGAAGCTCTTGAATTTGATATTATACCATTGTTCTGTTATGAATTTGTTGATGATATAATCAACAATTGGTATATCGAACCCGGCACTCCTGACTTTGATAAGTATCAGAAAGTAATTTGCGGAGGATCATACCCTGGCTGTAATGGTAAACTAATGCGAAATATAGGATTTAAGAAAACCTGGATCTACTATGCATATTCCAGATATGTCCTTATAAACTCATTTAACGATACAGCCAACGGAACAGCCAGAAAAAATGATGATCATACCTTTTATACAGAATTTAAGGATTTGAAATCATTATCAGATAAATATCGAAACATGGGGCACGAGGCTTATGCATCTGTTCACGATTTTCTTTGCAGCAATAAAAGTTCATATCTAAAATTTGATGACTGTAATTGTAATAAGTCGTGTGGCTGCCAGGGATCTTGTAAGTGTGGGAAAACAAAGAAGATGTCCGGAATTAAACTAAGCGTATTAAGTAAAAAATGAATTTTAAAATTTTCTCCAATAAAAGATTCAGTACAGGAATCGACTTTTACAGACGTGTTTACAAAGCTATTTCCAAAAGAAACGGAAAAATTAAGCTGGTAAATGTGCTTGATAGTTCAGTCTTGTATGACAACCTCATCAAAAATGATATTACCATTGACGGGGCACCATTGGTTAGTATTGACGAATTACAGAAAGTAGTTTACAATACAGACTGTTTCTGTGATCCAAATGAAGACAATGAAAATTATAGAATTTTTGATAATTCTTTTGAAAAAACCTTTGAATAATGAGCCAACAATCTATAAGCGATAAAGCAAATGTCATCCGTAATGAAACACAACCTGAAGCAAACACCAGAGGTCGGGTTGCTGATGTGTTGGATGACATCAATGAAACCAAAGCAAATACAGTTGACGTAGATCAAAGATTCACTGCTGTAGCTAATGCGTTGGGCGGTCATACTGAGAGCATCCAAAATATTGAAGCTAAAAATCTACAACAGGATGATGCTATTACAAATCTACAGCAAAAGGATAACACTCATGATAGTCAAATTTCAACTATAAATACAACTCTTGCAACTAAACTGGCAAAGCCACTGCCTCCATACAATACAAGTAGTTATGTTGTTATGGGTGACGGATCAACGCTTCCAGCTGGTGATCTGGGCCGTAATATTTATAATTCAGATGGTACCCTTACAGCAAACAGAACCATTAATACTAGTACCTTTTATCTGAATTTCAGCGGAAAAGTTGGAATAAACAAGCCTTCCCCTGCTGAAGCACTTGATATAATTGGTAGAATTAAGACTGATGCAATCATACTTAATACGAATACCGAGAGTGCGATTCCAAACCGGATCAGGACCAATGGAACCTTTGTTTTTCATACAAATAGTACCTCAACAGAAAAGCGTTTTATGTATTGGGACTATGCGGACTACTTGGCTTTATGGAACAGTTTCACTGAGGCCCAAAAAACCAATATTAAAACTGCAGCGAATGGAGGCTGGACAACAGCAACCATGAGCATTTTCCTGATTAATCCTATTGTTGTTGATAATGCAAACAACAATAAGTACGTATCATTAATTGGTGCCAATCTTAACCTAAACCCGACATCATTTTCAGTTACAATTGTGGATATTAATGGAAATACTGTAGCAACCGTCCCAAACTCACAGGTTAATGTTAGTAACACCTCCGGTCAGAACCTTATTTTCTATTTTAATTTTTCTACGATCCCAGCTGGGACTTATAAGATAAAGCTTTGGAACGGAGTTGCCACTTACACTTCTGGAGTTACATTCAGAGTTGCTACTTCAGTGGATCTCATTGATCTCAGCAGCATAACATGGAACACCTTGGTTTATGAAAACCTGTTTAATACCGACACGATTGCAAACAACACTTTATATGCTATCAACGCGAAAACTAAAGATGCAAATGGGAATGTCATAACATATCCAGGTAGTGGAATTTTCACAACCGCTGGACTGAGTTCTGCATTATGCACAATGAATGACAATTTTGTTATTGAAATAGGTCTGTTTTTCAATTCCGATCCAGCTCTTAGAGATAGTTTAGGCGGGCTGGCTATTGATACAGTTAATTCATTAGCGAATACTTTAATTGCTGGTGCAAGAGTTCAAAGAGGATTATTTAAAACGCTGGGTGATGTGCCAGTGCCGGGAGCCACACTTTCCAACAACCAAAGGATTATTTTCGCAAAATCTGAAAACATTTTAACTACAGTCCTTTATACCAGTAGCGGATCTATTAGCTCGATCACAAATGTTAGCGTAGATAACACCCCGGTGAAACTAAAATCAATTCGGGGAAACTACGATGCCGCTCCAAGCACTTACAATGACGCCTTATTTAACCTGCAGATTATAACTGCTTATAAATTTTAGATCATGAAAGAAATATTAAATATCGTTTCTCCATATAAGGAAATACTTCAAGAGATAGAATCAACTCCATATCACTGGGCTTCATATCCATTACCAGAACATCCGGATCTTCCGCAGTTCAACCGCAAATTGATCATTACAGGATTCAATTGTCCGGATTTGGAGAATCAAAATGATATGAGGCTATACATTACAGTAAAGCAAATCTACACTAACAAAGAAACAGGTAAAATATTTACAAGTAAAGAGCTTCCAACTTGGACCATATATGCTGATACCTGGTCTTTCGTTAGAAACGTGAATGATTACACCAAACTCGTAGAGGTAGACAAAAAAACGCTTGATGATGATGGAGCTGTAATAAAAACAGAGAAATCTTATATAAAAGTTGGTACAATACCTTATATAAAATACCTGTTATTAAATAAAAAAATACACTTGATTGATTTGTTTTCATTGTACTTGGCAAATTTTGCTGAATCAATGAAAAGTGAACTGGATAAATTCTAAAAAATGAATGATGCAAGAGGGCTTATTGACTGGCTATATGGTTTTATTCGGAAGCCCCTGGCAGGATGGACATCATTTATAGCAGTAACAATTTATTTTTTCTTCTTTCTTATGCCAGAAAGATATGCAAAAGGGTTCGAAGATGCTGCAAAAATAGATAGCTTAACTATCTATAACCTCAACAGTCAACTAAAAGAAGTTAAGCTGGAGCGGAAAGATTTGCAAACCAAAATTGATTCAACAGATTGTGCAGAACAGATGCAAAAGGCAATAGATTTTGTCAACAATTTTAAGTCTCAATTAGCAAACGGAAACGCAAAAAAGTCTAAGGACCTACAGAAGACAAACGAGTTTAATTATGAGCTAGAAAAATATGCTGAAAACCTAGAAAAAAGTACACAATGAAAAGTTTAATATTAATGTTAATCAGTTTTATGGCTTTTTCTCAGCCAGGTAAAATTGACACTATAGGACTTTCACCAGAAATTAAAATTGCGGTGACTGAGGTTGCACTAGAAAAGGAAAAGTCTGATCAACTTGATAAGAAAATAAAACAGGCAGAGATCAGAACTGCAGCTCTTAAGAAAAGAATTGAGGCTTTAGTGAAAAAATCGATTCAAAAAAACCGAATAGAAGACATCGATCATGAAATTGCCTACAAATACACCAGTGATAAAATAGCGTTAAAGCCAAATTATAGGCTGATCTACTGGGAAGAAATTAGGCGTAAATGGATTGGGCGTTTATTAAGTAAAAATCATTATAAAATACGATTATATGAATTTAAAGATGGTGAAAAAGTTTATCTGGATTAGTATCGTGCTTTTAGTTATCATGGGCTGCGGATCCAGAAAAAAAGACTTGTCAAAAACTAATGATCAATCGAAATTTGAAAGCAATTCAAGTTTGAATCAAAATGTCTCCAGTTCGAATAATACCTCATCAATTACAGATGTGAGAAGTTTTTTGATCAGTAATGGATTAAAGATAAAATCTAATGGCCAAAATTATGAATTCAAATATGGTGACTTGTCTTTTTCAGGATCTGCAGATGTAGATTTTTCTCAGAAAAAAGAAGAGACTGTTACACATCATATGAACCAAGTTCATACAATATATACTACCAAAACAAACTATCAGACAAAAACATATTATCAAACAAAGAAAAGATCTGAAAATGTAAGCATCAAAAGATCTGGAATTTCCTTTGGAAGTATGGTTTGGGTAGTCCTTTCTTCTTTGATCGTTGGTGCTATGGTATGGGAAATAATAAAACGATTAATATTTAAATAATGAGAAAAATAAATTTCTTGGTAGTGCATTGCACAGCAACACAACCTAACACAAAAGTGGCTAATATTCAGAATTACTGGAAGACTGAGCTAAAATGGAAATCACCAGGATACCATTATATTATTGAAGCAAATGGAAATATCATAAATCTATTACCCATTGAACAGGTATCAAATGGAGTTGCTGGGCATAACTCCGAAATAATCAACATATCATATGTCGGAGGTATAGATTTAAGCGGGCATCCGAAAGATACAAGAACTGAAGCTCAGAAAGATTCTATATTAAAACTGTTGAAAGATCTAAATAAAAAATTCCCTAATGCAAAAATTCAAGGACATCGGGATTTTAAAGGTGTAAAAAAAGCCTGTCCAAGCTTTGATGCAAAAACGGAATATCATAATATTGTTTAATTAAAAAAATGAGATGTTTTTATCTATCCCGGACGAGATCCGGGATTTTCATTTATGCTTCATGTGTTAATTTTTTGTTAATTTTTTACTACAAATTTGGTTTGTATTGTGAAAATAGAGTATCTTTGAAGTATGAAAAATGAGAGATAAGCCAACTCATATAAAAAAAATAACATTATGAATAATTTAAAATCAAAAACATTAGACGGGTTAAAAGAGATTGTATATAATCTTAATAATCATAACATTAGTGGTAATATCGAAGTGATTAGAGAAAACACTAATAATGAATATCATCATATAATAGTTGAAGGTGTTGATTTTGATACACTAAAGTTAATGGACGAATCAACACGTGGACTTGTTTCAAATCTGTCATTTTATTGCGAAATCACAAAGAGGTTTTTTAATGATACGAAATCGCCTAAAGAATTTGATTGGGTAGGCGTTATCAGACCTCGAATCTCATACTTGACAGAGACAGAGAGAGAAAAACTAAATATAATCTATGCGTAAAAGTAATGAATGAAGTAGAAGTTTTACGACTAAAAACAAAACTCAACCAAACTGATTTTGCAAAATTGGTAGGTACTACACAAAGACAGGTTTCTCGCTATGAAAATAGAACATCACCAATAACAGTTGATAAATTAAAAAAATGGTGCGAAATTCTGAAAATAGATATTAAAGAGCTTTTCTAAATTTCACCTAACAATCAATATTTAAAGACTCTATATCAGGGTCTTTTTTTATGTCAATGCTTAATGAGGCAGTTCTTCCTTAATGCCTCACCTCAATTTCTCCAATAGGCTTAAAGCTGCCATCTTCGTTCTGGATAAAAATCCTTTCAGAAACACTCTCCTTAGTGGATATAAACAAATCCCTCACATCAACATCCAGCGCTTTTGCTATAGCAATTAATAGATCCTTTCTTGGCAAACTATCTCCTTTTACCAAATTGGATATCGATGCTTCAGTAACACTCACCAACTCTGCGAGCTTCTTACTCTTTATATTTTTTTCTGCTAAAACCTCTTTTAATCTTAAAATCTGCATTAGGTTAATTTTTAATAACACAAATATATAAAATTATAGTCAAACTATAATTAAATTAAAAATAATTATAGTTTTATTTGGTTTGTATTATAGTTATACTTACATTTGCTACATAGAAAACATAGTTAAACTATAATTAACAAGTAAAAATATAAAACATGAATACAATAACAACTTTAAGATCAGTAATGCAACTAGCTTGGCAATTCGTAAAAAAGAACGGTTTATCAATGTCTGAAGCTTTAAAGACTGCATGGAGAAACGTGAAACTTCAGTCTGAAATGAAAAAAGGAATTGTAAAGTTCTACTTTCAAAAAGTGGATGGATCTGTAAGAGAAGCATTCGGAACCTTGAAAGCTGAATTACTTCCTGAATCTAAAGGTTCTGAAAGAAAAGCTAATGATACCGTTCAAACTTATTTTGACACTGAGGTTAATGAGTACAGATGTTTTAAGAAAGCAAACCTAGCATAAATAAAGTCTGGAGCCAGCATAATAGCTCCATTTAGAAACCTTTAAAAAATCAATACTATGAAACTATCAATTAAAGACCTTAGCGCGAAAATTAATCCTAAGGTAAACAATGTAACAAGATGTGATAAACCAGTCAAACCTCGTAAGTGTAACAATTCAAAACGTCCTAAAAAGCGTAAGTAATTTTATTTTACGGAAATCCACAATTTAAACAAAACATTAATTTTTAATTTTAAACTATGACAACTACTGAAATCATTTTACTAATCATTGAATTGATAAATATTATACCCTTAATCCTCTTGTGTGTTGAACTAAATAAACAAAGCAAGCAAACAGAAAAGTTCAGTAAACTTTCAGATGAACAAGCAAAATTTATAAAAAAACTCCAAGAAGATTATAACTCACTTGCAGACTCCTTTGAAAATATTGCAGATAAGTATAATAACTTGCAAAATCTGTAATAAAATAAAGCCCCGGATATCCGAGGCTTTATTTTATTACTATTCTACTACTAAATTTTTTAAATCTCTATTTTTTCGGGTCTTCCTTCCTGTTGTATATACACTGGTTGTATTGTCAGTAGTATGATTTGCCATCCTCTTAGCAGGTGACTCAATATCTTTAAGGCGGTTATTACTCATTTCATCAAGAATGTCTAGGAATAAATGCTTATGTGTATAGAAATCGGCTGTAACTTTTAAAATACTACCTTCCGCATCTTTTATATCATCAGAGTCCTTAACATGTCTTTTCCACCTTCTTGATATTTGTTTTGCACTTATCGGTTTTTCTCCCGGAACCAACCCCGCAGAAAATAAATAATCATCTTCATCTGTGCATTCAGATAAAACTTCTCGCCAATAAGGAATTGCAGCTTTTATAATAATCTTTTTTTCCCATGTGTATTGTCTTCCCTTCTTTATTAACACCTGGTACTCCTGATTATCTAAATCAACATGCTTTTTCTGTATTTGCATAAACTCTGTAGATCTTCCCGCAGCATAGAAAAATATTTTACCATATCTAAAAAATGTATAACACTTTGTTTGAAGATATTTATGTACACACATCATATCTTCTATGGTTATCACCTCCCTGATCTTTATCTCTTCTATTCTTTTTTCAACATCGTTGACCGGGTTTTCTTTCCCACAGCATCCGTATTGTTTAAGTTCTTTAAATAGTGATTGTAAATGACTTCTTGAATGATTATAAACACTATCTGACGGCTTCAGGTAATCAAGCATAGTTTTTATATGCCATGTCTCTACTTCACCAATCAATAATTTGACAAATCCAATATCAGACTTGATTTTATCAATATCATTAATAAGTCTCAGGACATCTTTTGAATATCCTTTGGACCATCTAGGTGACTTATTTTTATGAGCTTTCTTAAGAGCGTCTATGAATGGTAAATGAGGATGAAGTTTGCTGAATGCTTCTGTCATATAATCCTCTTCTATTGGATTATAATTTTTGACATCAAGCATTTCTTCCATGATTTCCTTTTGCAGACCTGCCAGTTCTTTTAATTCCTGAAGGCTCTCACTAGAAAATTGTTTCCGGAACTGAAATCCATCTGGATATTTATTAGAAAATTTAGGATCATAGAAACGACAAGAAACCCTCCAAGATTTTGGATAGTTACTTTTACTCGTAAATGATTTGTAATTCTTCGGAGAAACGAATACACTGGTGCGTGAACATCCGTTCAATAAATTCTTTCTTTCTTTTTTCAT